CTGGCGGGTTTCCATGCCAGGACATCAGTGCCGCAGGAAAAGGCGCAGGAATTGACGGAGAACGATCAGGGATGTGGTCAGAAATGGCTCGCATCATTCGTGAAGTACGACCCAGATTCGTGTTCGTGGAAAACTCACCAATGCTCACTTCTAGGGGACTTGGACGAGTTCTCGGAGACTTGGCCTCAATGGGGTTTGATGCGAAATGGGGAGTGTTGGGAGCAGCTAACGTTGGAGCAAACCATCAGAGGGACAGAATCTGGATTGTCGGAACAAACATGGCCTACCCCAAGATGTCAAATGACCCGGCCAGTAAAAATCAGATTGGACATAGAAAAGGGTCACAAGGGCAATTTAGAGGAAGTTGTGGCATTGAGGGAGAAGTTTACAACCCCAACAGCACACAATTCAAAAGAAACGAATGCGCCGAGCGAAATGAACAGAAATACTCCTACGCTTGCGGCTCAAGCTGGTGGAAAATTGAACCCGATGTGGGTCGAGTGGCTGATGGGGTGGCCGCTAGGGTGGACAGACTTAAAGCCATTGGAAATGGACAAGTCCCATTATGTGCTGCAACAGCATGGCGAATACTCACAGAAAGATAACTAAATGTCAGCACAACAAATAGCCACTACCTTGGGCAATGCAAAAAAGGTAGGCAATGGTTACCTAGCATCATGCCCCGTACCCGATCACGGTCAAGGTAAGGGAGATAAGCATCCATCCCTATCCATCACCGAATCAGTTGACGGGAATTACCTCTTCAAATGTCACGGTGGCTGCGACCAGCACACAGTGTTCAGCACCATCAAGGACATGGGCATACTCCCGCAGCTACCAGATAGACCTGAATACCTGTCCAGCATCAAGCCGATATCTAACAGTTCACAGGCCACAACCCCGACAGTCATGACACTTGAGCATGAATGGCATTACGTTGATGAGGACGGCATCTCCCTCTTTCTCAAGCAAAGATATAAGACCAATGACATCAAAGGAAAGACATATAAGACCTTACGAGTCATGCCCGATGGCAGTCGAGTAGGCAAGTTAGGTGACTGCCGCATCATCCCCTACCGACTCCCCGAACTGCGACAAGCAATTGCCGATGGCAGAGTCATATATATAACTGAGGGTGAGAAAGCGGCAGATAGCTTATGCAGTCTTGGGGTAGTGGCGACCACCTCTCACGCTGGTGCTGGTGGTTGGAATCAGGACTTGAACCAGTACTTTGCTGGCGCAAATGTCGTGATAGTTCCCGACAATGATGCCGCTGGATGGGGTTACGCCCATAAGATTGTTGAGTCCTTACTTGGATCAGGTAGCACAAAGAGCATCAGGGTCTTGGATTTACCCCTTACTCAACCCAAGGAAGATGCCTATGAGTGGGTCAATAGGTATGACGGTTCAAGGTCGCTGTTGGCACAACTGGCAAAAGCCTGTCCTATCGTCAAGTCTGTAGAAGATGTATGGCAACCATCAAGGCTGCATGATTATGTGCCTGAGCCACAACCAAAAGAATCTAGTGCTACCGTCAAAGAAGCAAAACCCTCCAGATTACTGGTCGAGTCTTGGGACTCAATTAAAGATGAGCCAGTTGAGTGGCTCGTGCAGTCAATTGTCCCGAAGAAAGCATTTGTAGCTCTCTACGCACCCCCTGCCTCATACAAGTCATTCATCTCCCTTGATTTGGCAGAGGCGATTGCAACAGGCAGAGATTGGATGGGTTACAAGATACCCAAGAAAGGCGCAGTCTTATATATATGTGGTGAGGGTCATGGCGGTATGGGCGCAAGGGTGAAGGCTTGCAAGATACAGAATCAAAGTCCAGATGGCGCAAACCTGTACATCATCAGGGCGCAACTCAACCTGAGATCAAGTCCCGAAGACTTCATAGAACTACTCAACGCAATCAATGACCTGATAGCTGAGATAGGTGAACCTTTAGAGATCATCATCCTTGATACCCTGATGCGTATGTCTGGCGGTGGATTTAACGAGAACAGTTCTGAAGACATGGGTGCATTCATCACCCAAGCAGGAAAACTCCAAGAACTCTTCGAATGTGCCTTGATGGTAATTCATCATAGTGGTAAGGACATCAGTAAGGGCTTGCGAGGTCATAGCTCCTTGCTAGGTGCTGTAGACACTGAACTTGAGATACAGCGGCAGGATTCAGTTATCAACTCAGCAGATTCAAGCGTCATAGGTAACGCAATCTTGACCGTTAGCAAACAAAAAGACGGTGCAGATAGCATCCAGATCGGCATTGAAATCGTGCTGGTGGAGATTGGAACATCAGACCTTGGGTTTGAAATTACCACCTCATTAGCCATCAGGCACAACCCCGACATCGCAAATGACAAGCCTAAAGGGTCTAAAAACAACTCAGGTAGCGGCAACAATCAGCGGATTGAGATGGATTCGTTAATGAAAGTGATTAAGTCTAAAGGAACATACAGTGAAGTAGATGGTACTAGTAGGTATGGAGTCAGTTTGGACGATTGGAGAGCCGAATTCTGGTCTATGAAAGGGTGTACTGAGGATGATAAGACGGCCTTTAAGAAAGCATGGCTTCGTGCTAGGGAGCGTCTTGTTAGCGTAAATAAGATTGTCATTGGGTCAAATTGGGTTTGGTTGAAATCCAGTTTGGATAATTAGATGCTGTACATCTATCCAGTGACAAACGAGACAAACAGGGACAAATGTCCCAAATGTCTTTTCGAGGAGATGGGGACAAACCACCTCTTGTCTATAAACAAGAGGTTTGTCTCCTGTCCCTTTGTCTCTTTGTCGTTTTTGAAAGGAAATTGAAAATGGTTAAATCACGGTTAAGAAAAGATGTTCCTAAAGTTGAGATTAAAAGGTATGAGCCAACTACTTGGGATATTCAAGCCAGTGCGGTTTTGGTTGAACTTGAGTCAAGGAAAGAGGAACATCACCAGAAATGGGGTTGTGAGAGATTGATTACTTTAGTTGACAGTGAGTTTAGGGAGAGGTTTTGGGGTCAGATGGCTAGGGTTTGGGATGCCATCGATCACAAAGACATTGAACGGCTGCGTAAAGCAATTGCAGGGATGGTCAAAGGTTATGACCATCTAGAGAAATGGGGTGAAGATAATGAGATCAACCCAAGCCCCACAAACATCAGATTCGTTGAATGGAAAACTCAATCAGGTCAGATCATGGCAGTTACAGAAACGATAAATGATTGCATTGATTTGCAAAAGCTACGCAAAGACCTAACCATCTGGACTCTGGAAGAGTTTGAGGCCATCATCAATGAGCCAGCAATCCAGTTCATCATCAAGGCCAAAGCGTTTGACCCAACCGCACAGGTCAAGAGGTTCAAAGCTGGTGATGACTTTGGCAAAGGCTCAGGCTTTGACGATATGGTCGATGACCTTGAACCTATTTACGGCGGTGGTGATGCGCCGAAGATGTTTAACCTACCGCCAAAGAGGAAGTAATGGCGAGTCCTCAGATCAACACTGTCCAGTTCAGGCGGAAGCTGACTGAGGAACAAAGGACAATCCTATTGTGTGCCGGCAAAGGGAACATCACCAATGGCTTTAAGAATGCCTTGGACTGCTACGCCATCTTATGGGAACTTGGATACCGCCCTAGAAACGATTTATATGATTTCTTAGGGGTAGATAAGGGAGAGCCATATAAACCTGTTGTAGGCGATTCTGACGAGGATTAGAGGCATTGCGTGGCTAGAGTTATTGCTATCCTTGGTTACGATCTCTAAACACCATTTCATAATGTGAAATGCAATCCCATAATATGGAATGTCCCCCAATAATGCACCATCCGCCTCTTTCCCTCTCCGCCTCCGCCAGCCAGAATCCGCCGAGCCAAAAGTTATCCACAGGTTATCCACAGATCGGAGGGCAAGTTATCCACATATGCACAGTCTGGTTGCAGTTTGCATCTCAGAATGCCCAAATCAGTAATACTTTCTATGATTTTGAGTTAACATAATGGACATTGTATTAAATGGATTTTGTCAGCCGTTTGTAAGCGTCTAGAAAAACACTAGCAAAATCAACAGCTTACAGAAGTTATCCACACTATCCACAGTTTCCTGTGGATAACTCGCATCTGGCAATTTGCCTGTGGATAACTTTCGATGGGGGGGGAGGGGGTGCGGTCGGTCGGTCAAAGTTGTGGGAGCATCCGCCCCCCTCAAAAAGCTAAATTAGAAAAAGGGGCAACTCCCCCACTCCCCGCTACGAAAAAAAGAGGTGTTGGCGCAGGGAGTTCCGAATTAGTAATTAGATAACCTTAAGGGAAATCATTCGGGTACTATGCGCCAACGCTGATAAATCTACCATATCAAGCCACAATTTGCTATAGTCCCCACCTATCACGCCCATAACGCACAAGGATAATCGTGAAGATAGAACAGATTGACGGCATCCAAGACGAGCCACAGGCGCAGCTAGAGAAGAAGAAAGCTGGCAGACCTAAAGGTATTTACGGTTTAAAGCGTCAGATACAGGAGTACGCAAGGAATCCTGAGCTTGCGTTGCCCAAGACTGACAGCCAGAGAATCAAGGACTTGAAGGATATGCTTATCAGGTCGAGTGGTAAGGATGTTGTGGAGAAGATGATTTCAATTGCGTTGAACGACAACCACCCTGCTCAGATGGCGGCTATCAAGATGTGTGTGGACAGGACACTTCCTATATCCATGTTTGACAAGGATAAAGGCCAGAGGAGTGCAGTCAACATCACAATCACTGGCATAGGCGCACCTACAGTAGAGGCAACTACGATTGATCCAGACGACATCCAAGACGTAGAGGCTAAGAATGGCTGACTTGAACTTTGCGCTCCTCCCTTGGCAACAGGAAGTCTACGCCGACAAGACGAGGTTCAAGGTTGTCGTAGCTGGACGGCGGTGCGGTAAGTCTAGGTTAGCTGTCACGACACTATTAATAGAGGGGTTGAGTTGCCCTGCTGGTAGTGCGGTGCTATACGTTGCCCCTACCCAAGGTCAGGCTAGGCAGATCATTTGGGATGTACTCTTGGACATTGGCAGGGAGATCATTCAGTCTAGCCATGTCAATAATATGGAAGTGACCTTGATTAACGGCGCAAAGATATATGTGAGGGGATCAGACAGACCTGATACCTTACGGGGTGTCAGCTTGACTTATGCGGTGTTGGATGAGGTAGCTGACATTAAGCCTGAGACTTGGGAACAGGTGATTCGTGCGTCACTGAGTGATAAAAAGGGTCGGTGCATGATGATCGGGACTCCCAAGGGTAGGAACTGGTTCTACGATTTGTACAACTTGGGTCAGGATGGTAGTGATCCTGATTGGAAGTCGTGGCACTTCACTACCAAAGACAACCCCCTGATAGACCCTGATGAGATTGAGTCTGCCAAGAAGACCCTGAGTTCCTTTGCTTTCAAGCAGGAATACCTTGCCAGTTTTGACAATGCTGGCTCTGACGTTTTTAAAGAAGAATGGATTAAATATGGAGAAGAACCTGAACATGGCTCGTACTACATTGCTGTCGATCTGGCAGGGTTTGAAGAAGTGGCTAGACAAGCTGCTAATTCCAAGAAAAGGCTAGATCAGACTGCCATTGCTGTTGTTAAGGTAACAGAAGATGGCAAATGGTTTGTTAAAGAGATTGTTTACGGGCGGTGGGACATCAGGGAAACTGCGGCTACGATCCTGTTGAAGATGCGGGAATACCGACCTTTGAGCATTGGAATTGAGCGTGGAGCATTAAAAAACGCAGTTTTGCCGTATTTGAGTGACTTAATGCGTAAAAATAATGTATATTCACACATAGTTGACTTGACGCACGGCAACAGGAAAAAGACTGACAGGATTATCTGGAGTCTCCAAGGACGGTTTGAGCATGGGCGTATTGTGCTGAACTCTGAGGAAGATTGGGATGAATTCAAAGATCAACTCTTGATGTTTCCAGCCCTTGGTGTTCATGATGACTTGCCTGATGCCCTTTCCTACATTGACCAACTGGCTGTAACCTCATACTTTGTTGATGACCAAGAAGATGAGTGGGAGCCTCTAGATATTATTTCGGGGAATTAAATGGCAACAGATAAAGAAGTCAAACTTGAACAGAACGAATTTTATGAGCCTACTGAGGCTGATAAAGAACTGACCGATTTCATCACTAGCCACTGCGACAAGTGGCGTGACTACAGAGACACTAACTTCCTGCCCTCCTACCTAGAGTACGAGCGCATCTTCCGTGGTCAATGGGCATCTGAAGACAAAACCCGTGAGTCAGAACGCAGCCGAATCGTAACTCCTGCTACTCAACAAGCAGTCGAGACTCGTCACGCTGAGATCATGGAAGCCATCTTTGGTCAAGGTGACTTCTTTGACATTGAAGACAATATCCAAGATGTAAACGGGAATCCCATTGATGTTGAGATAATTAAGGCTCAACTCACTGAGGATTTCAAGAAGGACAAAATCAGAAAAGCTATTGACCAGATTGAATTGATGGCTGAAATCTATGGGACAGGCATTGGCGAGATTGTTGTCAAGACTGAAACTGAGTATGTTCCCTCGACTCGACCTATTCCTAATCAACAGGGTCAGGCAGCTATTGGCGTGATGGAGCGAGACAGAATTTCTGTCAAGATCATGCCTGTCAACCCCAAGAATTTTCTATTCGACCCGAATGGTACTTCCATTGACGATTGTATGGGGGTAGCGATAGAGAAATACGTTTCAATTCATAAGGTTGTGCAAGGTATTGAACGTGGAATCTACCGTAAGGTGGACATTGGTACTGCCAGTGAAGATACTGACCTAGAACCTACCCAAGAAGTAAGCCAGTATCAGGATGAGAAGGTTCTTTTGTTGACTTACTACGGGCTAGTTCCCCGTGAGTACCTTGAGAACATGAAAGAGAACAAGGATATTGTTGAATTGTTCCCTGAAAACTCAGCGGCAGAAGACTACACCGACATGGTTGAGGCTATTGTCGTGATTGCCAATGATGGAATGCTGTTAAAGGCTGAAGAAAATCCATACATGATGAAAGACAGGCCAGTTCTGTCTTACCAAGACGATACTGTGCCAAACAGGTTGCTTGGTCGTGGTACGGTGGAAAAAGCATTCAATATGCAAAAGGCCATTGATGCTCAGACCCGCAGCCACTTAGATTCACTGGCATTGAGTACCTCCCCCATGATGGCGATGGATGCAACTCGCTTGCCTCGTGGTATGAAGTTTGAGGTAAAGCCTGGAAAAGCTATTCTGGTCAATGGTTCTCCTAGCGAAATTTTGTATCCGTTTAAGTTTGGACAGACTGATCCAAACAACCTTGCAACTGCCAAAGACTTTGAGCGAATGTTGCTACAAGCTACAGGAACTTTAGACTCCAACGGCATGATTAGCCAAGCTAGTCGTGATGGTGGCGGTATGTCGATGGCGGTTGCCTCCATCATCAAGAAATACAAGCGTACATTGGTAAATTTCCAAGAAGATTTCTTGATTCCATTTATTAAAAAAGCTGCTTTCAGGTTCATGCAGTTCGATCCAGAGCGTTATCCGTCTGTGGACATGAACTTCATCCCAACCGCTACTTTGGGCATCATTGCACGGGAGTACGAACAACAGCAATTCATTGGTTTGTTGCAGACTTTGGGTGCAAATACTCCTGTTTTGCCTATTTTGCTTAAAGGAATTGTTGGAAACAGCAGTTTGTCTAACCGCATGGAGTTGATGGCGGCATTGGATCAGATGATGCAGCCTGATCCACAAGCTCAACAGATGCAGCAAGCACAACAACAGTTGGCTATGCAAGCGGCACAGGCTCAAATTGCTGTAAACACTACTGCGGCAGAGCAAAACAGGGCTGAAGCACAGAAATTGATGGTTGAGACTCAGTTAATGCCTCAAGAAGTGCAAGCAAAGATGACTGCAAGCCTGACTAAGAATCTTCCTAATCAGGATGATTTGTCTTCTAAAGAGTTTGATAAGCGGGTTAAGATTGCTGAATTGATGCTTAAAGAGTCTGATATTAAGAATAAGTCTAAGATTGTCGAGTTACAGATGGCTGACAAAATAAATGCTCAGTCTCAAGTAAAACAAGACTTTCTTGAAAAACTGACTAATGGGCTGAAGAATGGCTAACATCAGGGAACTAATCCAAAGCATTGAGGCAAATGACTCATCTTTTGATGAGAAGTTAGACGCTATCAATAAGATGGAAGAAACCTTGGTGGCTATGCGCCAGCAAGAAGAACAAGCCGTTCAAGACAATGTTGACTTGATTGTTGAAGCCATCAAAGTGATGGAAAACAAAGTCACCGCACAACTAGAAGTTGCCAAATCCATAGTCCCTGAAAAGGGGGATAAAGGCGACAAGGGTGATAGGGGTTTAGATGGTCGTCAAGGCGTAGATGGTAAGAATGGGTTAAATGGTCGGGATGGTAAGAACGGGATAGATGGCAAGGATGGTGTATCTGTCACTGATGCCAAGATTGACTTTGATGGTTCTTTGGTCATTACTTTGTCAACAGGGCAAGAGATTAATGTTGGTGAGGTGGTTGCTCCTGACTTAGCAGAGAAGATCAAAGTTATTAGCACCATGTCTACCAATGGGGCGGTAGGCATCAAGGATGAGGGAACTTCAATCTCCACAGGTGTTAAGAACATCAATTTTGTTGGGGCAACAGTAACTGCTACAAATTCAGGGGACGATGTAACCGTCAATGTAAGTGCAGGAACAGGAACAGTCACAAGCGTTGCGGCAACAGTCCCAGCATTTTTATCTGTTGCTGGCTCACCAATTACGACAAGTGGCACATTAGCAATCACATTGTCTGGTACTGCCTTACCAATAGCAAATGGCGGTACTGGTGCAACGACATTGGCTGGTGCGTCTATTGCTACTTACTCAGGCACAGAGACATTAACTAACAAGCGTATTGACCCAAGAGTTACTTCAGCCGCATCTGCATCATCTTTAACCCCAAGCGTTGCAACGGCTGATGTTTACGCATACACGGCATTAGCAGCGGGTCTTACCATCAATGCCCCAACTGGAACACCTGTTGATGGCGATAAGTTGATGTTTAGATTGCTGGACAACGGCACAAGCAGATCATTAACTTGGGATGCAACCTACACAGTCATTGGTGTGACTTTACCAACAGCAACGACTATCAGTAAGACAACGTATGTAGGTTGTATTTACAACGCTAACAATACACGTTGGGATGTGATCGCAGTAACCACACAGGCATGACCATGAAGATTGACTTTTCTTTTTCATCGCAGTACGGCACATTTTCAGATGCTCTTCACTTGCCTGACGATCATGCATTTACAGATGCTGAGATTGAAGCCATGAAACAGCAAAGGTTTGATAACTGGATTGCTGTAATTACTGCGCCTCCCACTGAGGGGGTCTAATGGCTAATCGCTATTGGGTTCTTGGCACAGGTACTTGGGATTCCACAAGCACAACAAACTGGTCTGCGTCATCAGGTGGAGCTGGCGGTGCATCTGTCCCAACTGCGGCAGACAATGTATTTTTTGATGCAAACTCAAATGTATTAGCCACCGCATTTACAGTCACTATGGCAAACACGCCAAGGGTCTGTAGAGACTTTTTAGCGTCAGGGCTTGATGGAACGATGACCCTTGCTGGTACAAGCATTGGATTGACAGTATCAGGCAGTCTTACGTTTCAAGCCACAAACTTTACCCGCACATATACAGGCACAACCACATTTAACGCTACAACAACTGGTAAAACTGTAACTACTAATGGCGTTGCTTTTGGTGCAAGCGTAACTTTTGATGGTGTTGGCGGCGGTTGGACACTTGGTAGTGCGCTTAATTGCGGTGTTAATTCGTTGACAATTACAAACGGAACTTTTGATACTTCATCGATAAGTAATTATTCTGTGACGGCAGATTCTTTTTCGTCTAGTAACTCAAATGCAAGAATTATTAATTTAAATGCTTCAACTGTTACGTTAGGTGGAACTTCCCCCATAACTTTTACTACGTCTACAAATCTTACATTTAATGCCGGAACATCTCAGATAAACTTTACAAGTTCGTCATTGCTTTTTAATACGGGCGGGCAAACATTTCATAATGTATCTTTTTCCCAAATTTCAGGATTCACTAATATATCAGGTACGGCTACATACAATAATTTAACAATAGCAAGCAAAACATCTGTTGGACTTGGTAAATTTAATTTTTCTGCTGACCAAACAATCAGTGGGACATTTACAATAGGTGCTGGCACTACGGCATCTTGTCGCTACTTAATTAATTCTAATGTTATTGGTACTACTCGCACATTAACCTGTGCATCTATTGCGGCAGTATCTGATGTTGATTTTAGAGATATAACTATTGCTGGCGCACATGGCACGTTGTCAGGCACTCGACTAGGTGACTGTAAGGGAAACACCAATATAACTTTCCCTGCGGCTAAGACTGTGTTTTATCGTCAAACAGGTTCTGCCAATTGGGGTGCTACAGGCACAGGCTCTTGGTCTGCTACATCAGGCGGCGCATTTGACGCAACTCAGTTTCCATTAGCACAAGATACTGCGGTATTTCCTGCGGCTACATATCCTGCATCAGGTTCTACGACAACAATTAACGCTGACTACAACATTAGCACAATAGATATGTCGTTGAGAACGTCAAATACTATGACGTTGGCAACAGGCGTAAATGCATTATCAATTTATGGTAACTGGATAAATGGCACAGGAATAACAATATCGGGTACAGGATTGCTTACGTTTGCAGGGCGCACTACACAGCAAATTACAAGTTCTGCAAAAACATTTACTCAACCAATCACAATTAACAGCCCAAGTGGTTCGGTTACTTTGCAAGATGCTTTGACAACAGGCACAGGCGTAACAACAACGTTCACCAACGGCACGTTAGATTTAAATGGCTTTACATATACTGTTGGAACTGCGTTTACAACTACCACAGGCACAAAGAATTTAACATTTAATGGTGGAACATTAGTCTGCCCAGCCGCCACAACAACTGCATTTAACAACGCTGTTCCCACAGGTTTTACCACAACCGCAGGGACAGGCACAGGCACGATTTCAATGACTGCCGCAACTGCCAAGACGTTTGTTGGTAGTGGCTCTACGTTTAACTGCACACTTAATCAAGGTGGTGCTGGTGCTTTGACTATCACAGGCTCAAACACATTCAGCAACATTACCAATACTTATAAAACCACTGGCGCAACGTCTATCCTGTTTACGGCGGCAACAACTAGCACATTTACCGATTGGAATGCAAGTGGTGAATCTACAAGACTTCTAACCATTGGCTCTGTAACGGCGGCAAGCCATACGCTATCTAAGGCAAGCGGTACTGTAAGCGCAGACTTCTTGTCAATCAGTAGGTCTACAGCTACAGGCGGGGCAGGATGGTATGCAGGGGCAAACTCCACAGATGGGGGTAATAACTCTGGGTGGATTTTCACTGCACCTCCTGCCCCCCCAGCAACGGCAACAGGCAACTTCTTGATGTTTTTCTAAAAGCACTTACAATTTGATGTATAAAGGAATTAATCATGGCAACCACAGTATCTCTAAAACCTAATGCTGTTGAAATCTCTGGTTCTACATCAGGGACAACCACATTGCAAGCAACTGCGGTGGCTGGTACTACCACTTTAACGCTTCCTGCGGCTACTGACACTTTGGTTGGCAAAGCAACGACTGATACGCTTACCAATAAGACGCTGACAAGTCCAACTATTACGGGTGGCGCACTCAATGGTACTGTGGGTGCAACCACTCCGGCTACGGGTGCGTTTACTACGCTAAGTGCTACGGGCGTTACAACTGTGCAAGCTGGAACAGCAGCAGCCCCTGCCATCACCACAACAGGCGACACCAACACAGGCATCTTCTTCCCTGCGGCTGATACTGTTGCGATTGCTACTAGCGGTGCGGAGGCCGCCCGTATCGACTCTAGCGGTAACTTGCTGGTGGGGGCTACAAGTGGAACTAATCACATAATCTATAAAAATGCTGCTGTTGCTGCAAGGATTATTGCTTTTCAAGGTGAAAACAGTGGCGCATATACATCAGTTGCATGGGCTACGGCAGACAACCAAGGTTGGAACGGCGCAAATACAGTTCAAATAATTGGTAAAAATACTGGAACTGGCCGTTCAATAAATGCCGCAGGAACAATCAACGCATCTGGTGCTGACTATGCAGAATACATGACCAAAGCAGGTAACTTTACTGTTGCCAAAGGTGATGTAGTTGGTATTAATGCACAAGGCAAATTAACCAATGTGTTTGCCAATGCAATATCCTTTGTTGTGAAGTCAAGTGACCCATCTTATGTCGGTGGAGATTCTTGGGGTGTTGGTTTTGAAGATGATGCGGTAGGTTTAGAAGCCGCCCGTCAGCTTGTTGACCGCATTGCTTTTGCTGGTCAAGTACCTGTCAATGTCACAGGCGCAACCGCAGGGCAGTACATCATCCCAGTAAACGACAACGGCGCAATCAAAGGTGAGGCAGTGAGCAATCCAACCTTTGAGCAGTACCAAACTGCTGTGGGTAAAGTTATTGCCATTGAGTCTGATGGCAGAGCAAGAATTATTGTAAAGGTAGCTTAATGACCCCAGAACTACAGAAATATTATGAAAATCGCTTCTCTATGATGGGAAGTGATGGGTGGAAAGACTTGGTGGAGGATATTGACACCATGATTGCATCCCTGAATAATATATCTGTGATTTCTGA